ATCTGGTGCAGATGGAATCAATGTGTAATTGGTTTCAGTACCCTGACCATTACGCTTTAACTTCCATTGCACGTTCGAGATGCTTCCTGTTTCAAGCGCATACTCACGAATTGTGTTGAATGACGATTGCTTACTGATACCCATTGACCAGATTGCAACATAAGGTGCTTCAATGCCATCGTCTACAAGAACGTTGCAATAAAAACGAAGACGTGCTCTCCAGCCAGCCTTTGGATCCTTGCGATGCATTTCTTCTGCCCAGTCACGACCTTCTGTTTCCATTGTGTCTACAGCCTTGCGCTTGTAGTCTTTTGGATTTGTGTGTTCTTTAACAACAAGTGCTAAACCACGTTCTGCATTATAATTTGCAGAATCTTCATCAAGTTCTTCAACGAATCTAATTTTTGCTGATTGTCCATCGGCAAGTTTTAACCATCTTACCTTTGGAGAGTTTTCATCATACTTTGGCTTGTCAACTAGGGCATTAATGTTCTTTAGTCCCTTTACAATAGTCATATTATTTTTTCTCCTTTGTGTTTTATCTATCTTAACATACTGGTGATAGAATTGTCAAACTGAAACTCCAGTTTTTTAATTGCATCATCATCCATATCGCCTATATCTTTATATTTTTTATCTACATCTTTAGCTTTATAAGCATCTTCTGAATATGGTATATTATATTTAGAAGTAATAGATTTTAACTCAGATTGAGCTTCTGTATATTTTTCAGTTGAATCTGCTTTAAGAACAGCATTAATACTTTTTTCTGCTTCTTCATTGACATTAAATGGCAAACCTTGAATACGAGCAGCATCAGCTTTTTTCTTTAAATCCCTATTAGCTTTGGCAGCTTGAGCTACTTTTTCAGGTTTAAGCATTAAACTATCTAAGCTTACTTCATCTAATCTACCAATAATAATCTTATTGGCTTCTTTATCATCTCCAGTACGTCTATAATATTTCTCTTTAAGCTTCTGTGCATCTGCAAATGTAATAGTTCTTCCAGCAGCAGCCTCAATATCAGCAATGCTAAGTATGTCAGTTTCAACTTTGTCTAGCATATTGCTATACATTCTTTCTTTTGCTGGAGTTTTTTTCTCTCCACTAATTACTTCTTCATATTCCGCTGGACTAATATTAATACCATTAGCTTTAGTTTGTTTAAGATATTGTTCTGGACCAATTTGACCATTAAAATATTGGCTTTGTAAATCTCTTTTGACATCTTCTTTGAGCTTATTATTTAACTTTTCTTCTGCTTCAACAAGTCCATATTGTTTGACTGACTTTTCAGTCTTACGCTTAACTACTTCCATCCATTCATCTTCTGGAACATATTTGCGTAAATATTGAGTATAGTCTCCAGCTTGACCTTCTGAAATCTTAATAGCTGCTTCACCAGCAGTTCCAGCAAATGTTTTATCCTTTAATGCATAATCACCAATACGATCCATGATTGCATTCTTAATAACTTTATCCATCTCTTTTGTGTATTCTGGTATCTTAGCTGGATCTATATTCATCATCATTTCTTTGATAGTCTTTTTGTCAAGAGATAATGCTAAATCAAATTCCTCAAATAATGGATATGCATCTAATAAAGTTGGAATATTACTTTTAAGAGTTTTTAATTGCTCATCTACCTTCACAATATTCTCTGCTTTAACAAGACCTTCTATTCTATCCAAAGCAGATTTATAAACAGCATGACCTAATACAGTAACAGATTGTCTATATTTTAATGATTCTTCTGGACCAACTTGAGCTAATACTTTTGAATGCCCATTAATAATGGCATCTAAATTAGATCTAATATTAGACATATCTAATTGAGAAATATCTGTTGTATTAATACCAGCCATCATTCGACTAAACTCATCACGAGCTTGACCTTCAAGATCTGTTCTTAATGCTGATGCTTGAGCTGCTCTTGCTGCTTCACCAAAGACTGTATAATCTTCTGAAAAAATATCTCTTATATCTTTACCTTGTGCTTGCGCTTCTGAAATCTGTGCTAATGAAGGTGGATTAGCTACGCCATATTCTAAGCCAGCTTTCTTAGCTTTTTCAGATTGAGACTTAAATGCAAATTCAGATATTCTATTTAAACCAGCTTCTGTAGATTTAGATAACTTAATAGTTTCTTTAAGGTTAGCAAAATCAAATGGCTGAGTATTTTCTAACTGAATATTTTGTCTTTGATATCTTGGATTATCTGCCATAATTAAGCCTTAGGTGTTTCTTTTGTTTTATATACTTTGCTAAGTTCGTATCCACCAGTCGCAAGTTTTGTAGCTGCATCTAACAAACCACCACGTGTTGCTATATCAGCTGCATTACCATAAATCTCTGATTGAGCATTTCCAGAAAGTAAAGCATTAGATGCATTACTTAAATCTGTTTGAAAATCTCTACCAGCTTCTCTAGTATTAACTGTAGTTATTAGCTTAGAAGATCCTTCTAATCCTTGTATGCCACCAGCATATCCACGAGCTACTGTTGCTGCATTATTAGCATTAAGTTTGCGTAATGTTTCATTAGCTCTTTGTTCGTATGCTAATGCTTTACGAGCAGAATCAGCTTGTGTTTGCATAGCTTGTAGTCGATACATAGCCGCCTGACTTTTGGCTTGCGACATACTTTGACTTGCACTCATTGCTGTTGAAGCTACGGATAATGCTATTTGCCAAGACATAATTATGTTCCTTGATGGACTCCTACTTTATATTCTAAACCTAATAATGTTAATTTCAATGGTGCGTTTTGAGTAATTGTAATCTTTGCTTCATTACTATACCCTAAAATGCCATGTAATACTTTAGTGCCTGTATAATCTGGTACATCAGCATCTAATGTTGATGCTGTGTCAAATGATCTAAATGGTACTTCTATGCCATTAATGACCATATTTTGCGTTTCATAGACTAATGCATTAACTTCAACAATACGCTTTTTAAAGCCTAATCGTGTACCAGACTGTATTTTTAAGTCAATTGGCATAGTTGTTGCTTGTACAACAATAGGCAATCCTACCTCATAAGATGATGCAGATGCCCTAGGGAATGTTACTGTACCACCTCCAGGAACTGTCTGGTTGGCTTGTACAATGCCATCTAATAATACATTAACTTCTTTGCCTACTACATGAGACATAGATACTGTTGATGCTACACCGCCAGTGACAGCACTATCAGTTAATAATGTAGGGTCAAATCGTTCTACATAGTATTGCGCTACACCACTAATGGTACGTTTAACTACAGTATAGATAGTAGTAATGTCTACACCAACATCTAAAAATTCTCCACCCGCAGTTACAAACTCTGATGGGGCTATAACATTCTGTGATCGCATAATTGAATATGCTGCAATAGTTCCATCTGTAGAATTAGTAATTAATAATAGATCATTTTCATCTGTATCCACAGCACGTCTTAATGCCATACGTGTAGGATTTTTTAATAGATGTCCTGATAATAGAGATATCTTAGATGTAAGATAAGTTAATTGTGTATCAGAGTATGCAATCTCACTTAGGATCTTACCTTGACGTTGTATAAATAACACGCCTGATTCTAGTTGTTGTACTCGAATACCTTGTTTACTACCAGCACGACCAGTAGTAGATACAAAGAATGATGTAGGTGTGATTGGCTCTAAGCCTTGTTGTGGTACATAGAACTCACCACCCGTTGTAAAGATCATTAAATCACGACCAGAGATAATATCTGTAATCGCATTAAATGTATTAGTATCTAATGTAGCTTCTACTGAATCATCATCTAAACCTTCTGTGCCTTCAAAGTCAAAGAAGATACCAACTTTAGATCCCCATACTGTAGATGGTCTTGATTTAGATCCGCCAAAGTATAAACGACCTTGATGGAATGTTACTGTTCTTGGCCATCCTTTTCCAGCTGACCATACATTTTCGTAGCCAGATTCTAACTCCCAATTACCATTAGCAATAGCTGATGTATTAAAGAATGGAAATTCAGTAATAGCATTGACTACTGTACCGCTTGTATATTGGACAATCTTAGCTCTGCCTTGCGGAATAACATTAATATATTGTCCTACAGAGCCAGCAGAGAATACAGATGATGATGCAGTAAGTGTCACTTTACCTGATACAGCTGATGGCGTTAATGTACCAGCTGGATTAGATACGCTTAATGTAAATGCATATTTAGGAATACTGTCAAATGAAATAGCAGATGCAGTCCATGTAGCGTCTGTGCCACCACGTACAATTTTTATTGGCGCTAAATCTTCATGTACAACAATCAGTGTGTCAGCAGATTGTGTCCAGCACATATTAGCTAATCTAGCTGATGATAATGATACGCCTGATGTATCAAGATAACTATTGCCAGATCCATTGATGTTTGTAATTAATGCGCCATTCTTATATACATGCATACGATTATGTGTAAATGCAAGCATATAACTATCTGATGTTGAGAACTCAAAGGCTACTAATCGCACACCATTGGCAGCAGATTCTGTGCCTGAATTTGGCAATGCATTGATATAACGTAAGCCACTGCGTCTAGTAATGCCACCTTGTGGTTGGCATAATACATTCTGAGCAGTCTCTAAACCATTCTCATATGATTTAATATCTATACGTGAGCGTAATAGTGGATCTATTTCACCCGCAGTAAAGTTAGTTTGAATGGTTACAAAACGAGCCATTAGTATCTCACATTAATCAATGAGAAGTCTTGTATTGCGTTTACTGGTTGTCCTTGACCATCAATATTCATAGCTTGTCTCATGTAGCCACCACGACCATTTTCGCCTGGTGTACCTACAGCAACAGTTTGCCAATATCCAGCCTTTTCTGTTTGATCTGTAATAGGCACAGATAAATGCCATGCAAGTATATATTTAAGCAATTGAACAAAATATGTTGGCATTGATGATTCTGGTACTGAGTATTGATAATCTACCCATACTTCTTCATAATCTGTTAGCACTTTATCTCCCATGATTCTGTATGCATTGCGTACAGGAGATCCTACTTCATTAGCATCATAGACTGCTCTTGGTGAGTTTATGCGATCAGAAGGTAGTTGATATTCGTATTTGTATTCGGTAACTGGTGTAGTGACCAGTCTAGCACATTGAACTTTCTTAAATGAAAAAGACCATGGATATGTTGATAATGCTTGGTCTCTAATATCTGG